GCCGCCTATATTATCCAGGGCGCCAGGGTTCGGGCCACCTGGCATACTGGTAACGCCATAACCCATACTTTGGAAATTCGCCTGCCAGTTATTTTTATCGCCCACCTTAATACCCGCTACAGCTTTCCAGTATATGGCTACGCCCTCGCTTTCGGTGCCGTCATACTGCGGCACTATCTTAAAATAGCGCGCGTCTTTGTGCACCAGCTCGGCGTTATTTCCTTTTTTCGATAGCCATATAGTAAAACCGCAGTCGGTAGCGTCTATCCAGTCATTTAACGACGTACTGTAATGGTAAGAAAAATACTGCGCGTCTGCTGTGCTGCCTCCGTATACATTGTTAAGCGCCATTTTAGACGCGTCCACTGCTACGTCCTCGCTCCAGCAGTTTTCGGGCGATAGGTTGCCACTCTGGGCGTAGGTGTTCCAGGTTATTTTTGCGTTATTGTATACTGTATCTACGCCCATTTCCTGGCTGGCACCGTCCCACTCGATAGGCTTTGTAGTAGCCTTAGTATATAGGCCGTTAATATCGTATACGTATACCTTACCGGCGCGCTGTACCATACGCAGGGCCAGCGGTTGTAAAATACCCTCGATAACTTCGGCCAGTGTTGAGGCTTCGCCGTCCTCGTCGTAGAAATTGTCGCTACGCACTTTAAGATCCGACAAACCCAAAGCGCCACTGCCGGCGCTTATCTGGGTGCTTATTAGGCTGTCGTCGATACCTGCGCAAATAATACCGCTGCGGCCTACGCAATAGCTAACCAGGTCGGCCAGTGTCTGCATACCTGCCAGCTCGTATTTGAGACGATCCAGCACGCCAAAATCGCTAAACGTCAGCATAACGCTGTAGCCGTTGGCCTGCTCGTATGGTTCTTCGTAAAACTCTGTATCTATACAGCCACTCCAGTACAGCCGGTCGTTACGGTATACGTCCAGGCGTATACGGCCGACGTCGATACTGTATAAATCTTCGTACGTTCTGTCGCCAGGGCTTATTATCTTTAGCGTGGCCACGGATCCGCAAATAACTTCTTCTTTGCTTTTGTGGCCCCATTCGATAACCAGCGGCTGGTCTGCGTCAAACTCCAGGACGCCGACGGTTTCAAATGCTGCGTCTGCTTCCTGCATAATCTCAGCGCGCCAGACTACGCCGGCCACGCTGAGAAATTCGCCACTATATCGTAAATACTTCATACGGTTAGCCTCGCTTTGTTATGTTATATTCTTTTTCGATAATGCCTACCAGGGTGCGGCCTTTGATCTCAAATTTTACCTTTCCGAAATCGAAGCCGGCAGGCTCAGCCAGCATACCGCGTAACTTATCCAGCGGCGCTATTACTTCTGGGTTTCCAGACGCGCCCGCGTATTCGCCCACCATCGCCAAAGTAGGGCCGGAAGCTATACCACCATCGGCCAGCATAGGAATACCAGCGGCCGTTACTGCGGCCATCATCGCAGTAGTAAAGCCCATAGCAATACCAAAGCCCGCAAACGGGATCGACGCGTGCGCTGCCATATACTGCGCTGCCGCTAATTCCTTAAAGCTCGCAGCTTCTAACTTATTGGCGGTAATGGTAGCTGCCGACGCTGCCGCGTTGGTGGCTGCTGTGGTCGCCCTGGTTGTCGCTTCGGTTGTCTCGGCCGCAGCTTCGACGCCCTTAGTAGTAGCGTGCGCGGCACTGGCAGCGGTCAGCAGGTTAATAATGCCTATAATAGTCTGTATACCCTCGTATAAGCCTATAAAGCCATCTACAATACCTACGACAATCTGCCACGCGCTGCCGTTGCCTTTCAGCGCCTCGGTTATACTCTCTACGCTACTGGCCATACCCTTAATAGCGCCCCAGCCTTGTATCAAACTATTAGCCGTAGACTGGCCGGTTTTCTCGGCTTCTTTTCCCGCGTTGCGGATCGCGTCGGCCTTAGCGTTCCAGGCTGCGATCTGCTGGTTAATTAGCGCTGCTTCCTCTATAGTCGCTGTTTCCAGCTGGCTATTTAGTATTTGGATATTCGTACTAATATCTTTTAGCGTGCTGGCCTCAGCTTTCCAGGCAGGTACGGCGCTTTGCGACGCTTTGCCCGCGTTCTGGATCGCGTCGGCTTTAGCGTTCCAGGCGTCGATCTGCTGGTTAATTAGGGCGGCTTCCTCTACGGTAGCCGTTTGCAGCCTATCGGTCAGTATCTGGATATTTCCGTTAATATCTTGCAGGGTGGCCGCGTCCTCTTTCCACAGCGGCGTATTATTTTCCGCAGCTTTGCCGGCGTCCTCGATCGCGTCGGCTTTAGCTTTCCAGTGCGCGATCTGCTGGTTAATTATGGCTGCTTCCTCTACGCTCGCCGTTTGCAGCTTATCGGTCAGTATCTGGATATTTCCCGTAATAGCCTTTAACGTGCTGGCGTTATCGTCCCATACTGGCGCTGCTACCTTTGGCGTAGTCGCGCCGCCGGTTGTTGTTGGCGTGTAGTTAGCGTATTTCGCTTTTGTTTCGCCCAGATCCATAGCTGGCGCAGCTTTAGGCTTGCTAACCTCTACTGCTACCTCTACTTTTTTACCGCCCAGGCCCAGTATGTTTTTAAGCCATTCCCAGGCTTCCTTACACTTTTCTACCAGCCACTCGAAAGCCTTAGCCAAACCGTTCATAATGGCGTTAGCCAGCGGCTTTATACCTTCCCAGACTTTATCGACGATTTGCCGGAAGCCCTCGCAGTTATTGTATGCCGCGATAATGGCTGTAACCAGTGCACCGATAGCCGTAATAATTAAGCCTATCGGGTTTGCAGTCAGCACCAGGTTTAAGATCTTCTGTACGCCCGTCCATACCGTAGTAGCCGCGGTTACTACCTTTTGCGCAGCTGCCGCCGCCAGGGTTGCTACTTTGTTTTTAACAAACGCCGCGGTAGATACTGCAAACGCTTTAGCGCTGGCGTATAAGGTTGTCGATAGGGTTTTAATACCGCCTACCAGTGTGGTAATGCTGGCCAGTGCCTGCGTAGACTGCGCCGCGATCGTAACAAACGGCAAAGCACCATTTACCAGGCCGCCGATATGCTCTTTAATATCGCCTAACCGGTTAGCTAACTGCTGCTGCTTTCCGCTTTCGGTCTGCGCTAATTGGGCGTTCATATTACCCACGTTATTAGTAATAACCTGGGCCAGCATAGCCGCGCGCTCGCTTTCGGTTCCGTATTTCAGTACCTTTTCCTCGGCTTCGTCGAAAGTAATACCCACGCGCGTAAGCGCTGAGGTTTGGCCCTGCATTACTTTACCCATCAAGTTACCCACGCTAATAGCGTCCTGCGTGGTAGCGCTTAGTCCTTTTTGCTGGGCTAACAAATTATTCATCGCCGGCAGCAAAGTTTCCAGGCTCGCTTTTTCATTCAAAAATGTGGCGATCTGCTGCGCTCCGGATAGCTGCACTTCGTCGCCGATAACTCCTAATTCCTGCTGGGCGCTGGCCAGGTCTTTAATGCTCTGGATCTCGGCGGCCGTCGCGCCCATACGCTGCTGCATAACGGTAGCTAATCGGGTTTCGTTTACTTCCTGGACGGCGTAAGCGTCTGCCAAATTTTGCATACCCGCTTGCAACTGGTTAAAGCTGCGCTGCGCCGCGTCTATGCCAGTAGCCAGCGCAGCAAAATTTATAACGTTACCTTTCAGCTGCTGCGCCTCGGTAACGGTTGAGGTTATAACCTTTTTTAAGCCCTCGGCGTCGTTGGCCAGATCCTTAAAACCTTTGCCGTCGCTGTCCAGTTTAAAAGTTATGCTAATTGTACTTTTACCAGCCATAGTTTTATATCATTTCGTCGCCTAATTTCTTAACTAATTCTGCCATACGTTTACGCTGCTGTTCTGGGGTCAGTTCCTGGCCTTTGCCCTTTTTAGCGCTGCGTTTCTGGGTCTTTTCCCACGGAAACGGCAGTAACTTTTCCGGTGTAATCTTCTTACCTTTGGCTAAATGCGGCTGTATTACGATAGTCGCCAGTAATCGCATACGCACCCATCTATCCTTAAAATCAGTATCGCGCTGCTCTGCATAGGCTTTGTAGACGGCGGCAAACTCGGCAAAATCCATTTTGCAAAACTCGTCGTACGTTAGCCGTATGCAGCCCAGCGCGATACCTAATAAATCGTAAATGCCTTTAGGCTTTAACTTTTTTTTTCGCCCTCGGCACCCTCTGTAACGGTGTTATCTGCTTGCACTTTTGCGGCCCACGCGGTCATATCGTCGGGGTTAAGTGCGTCGGCAAAGTCCATTAACGACATACTAAACGGTATGCCGTCAGCAGCTGAGGCCGAAGCCACGCAGCAGTATAGGTACGTGCACAGCTCGGTAAAGCTGGTAGCGTCCATTTCGGTAACTTCTTTGCCGGTCTCTTTCTTAAAACGTAGCATAGCCCCCATCGTTGGACGGCAGGGGTATGCTACGTTATTTATGGTTACTTCTATCTTAGCCATAGACTAAAATTTACTCGGTTGCTTCTGTTTCCTC